ATGTATTTAAACCACCTGTTGTAGTACCACCAAGTGTATTAAAACCAAATCCTGAATTACACCCACCTGTCGTATTAGCATCTAAACTAAAAGCACCAGAAGCAGTATTAAATGTACCTGTTGTGTTAGAACATAATGCTTGAAAACCAACTGATGTATTATTATCTCCTGTAGTATTATCTTCCATTGCTACTGCACCAATAGCTGTATTTTGACAACCCTCTGTATTACCTAATAAAGCACCTACTCCAACTCCAGTATTTAAACAACCTGTAGTGTTTGCTCTCATAGTAGTAGAACCTATGGCTACATTATTAGAAGCTGTTGTATTAGCTGATAATGCACAAAAACCTAATGCAACATTAGTTGCACCTGTAGTATTAGCATCTAAAGCAACATTTCCAACTGCTACATTACAAGCACCTGTTGTGTTAGCTTTTAAAGAGTCAAAACCTACTGCTGTATTTTGTACACCTGTTGTGTTGCATGTTAATACATTATGACCAAAAGCAGAGTTATTTGAAGCTGTGTTTTTTAATAAAGCACAACTTCCAACTGCTGTATTACTTGCACCTGTTATATTACATCTTCCAGCTAGAAAACCTATTCCTATGTTGTCAGCACCTGTTGTATTTTTTACTAAAGCAGATGCACCTATACCTATATTACCACTAGCTGATGTGTTAGCTCCTAAACTTAAAGTACCTATTGCAACATTAAAATTTCCTGTTGTGTTTAAAAACAAAGAACAATGACCAACTGCTACATTTTCACAACTTGTTGTGTTTGTTGTTAAAGCAGAAAAACCAACTGCAGTATTTTTACACCCAGTACTGTTAGATGATAAAGCTAATGCACCTACTCCAGTATTGTTAATAGCTGTGGTATTAGCTCCCACTGCCTGTCTACCAACTGCAGTGTTATTTGTACCAGTTGTATTAGAACTCATGGCTTTTCTACCAATAGCAGTATTTTGACCACCTGTAGTATTTAATCTTAATGAGCATAAACCCATTGCTGTATTGTCATCTCCAGATGTTAGTGCTGATAAAACACTTATTCCAACTCCAGTATTTCCGTCAGCAGAATTTAAAGTTCCTGTGGCATCAGTACCTACTAATAAACTATTAGCAAAATTTGCTCCAAGTTCTTTGAAAGTTACTCCAGAACCAGCAGCACCCCAAGATATATCTGTACCATCTGATGTTAATATTTGACCATTTGAACCTGGTGCTAAAAGAGCAGAAGCTCCACTAGCATTACCATAAATTATTTTACCTCTAGCTACTGCATCAAGTAAATTTAATTCTGTTGCAGTTGAAGTTACTGCTACATTTTCATTAACTTTTGGTGAAGTTAAAGTTTTATTTGTTAAAGTTTGTGTTCCAGCAAGTGTTGCAACAGTTGCATCAATTGCTATTGTTCCTGAAGATGTAATAGTTCCACCATCAATTCCTGTACCAGTTGCGATACTTGTTACTGTTCCAACATTAGTTGGTGTAATTACAGTATAAGTAATTGCAGTTGAGCCAACTGAACCTGTATTATCTGTTGTACATAAAAATATTTTATTATCATTTACTGATCCTTGATTAACAACAACCATTCCACCAGATAGTTCAGCAATAGTGTCATGTTCAGGATCTCTTGATGCTGCACCAGCTCCATTTGCTACTGCAATATACAAGCCATTTTGAGATGTTGTACTTTGATTTTTTAATAATACTCTATCTCCAGCAACTAAAGTTACACCATCTATTGCATCACCAGCTTCTAAAGCATTTGATATATTTACATTTGCTGTTGAAGCACACTCTGCAATTGTTCTAGTTCTAAGTCCAGCTACTGCATCATCTACATAAGATTTAGTTGCTGCATCAGAATTATTAGATGGATTACCAAGACCAGTTACTGATCCACCAGATATTGAAACACTATTAGATGCTTGAGTTGCAATAGTTCCTAAACCTAAGTTCGTTCTTGAAGTAGATGCTGATGCTACATCTGATAAATTACTTGCTTTAACAAGTTTTGCATCTAATTGAGTTTGAGCATTAGAACTTAAAGTATTTATATGTTGAAATTCTGCACTTGTGACAGTTCCATTGGCAATTTTTGTAGCATCAATTGCAGCAGAAGAATTTATATCTGCATTAACTATTGTACCATCTGCTATTTTTGCAGATGTTATTTGAGAGTCTGCAATATGCTGTGTGTCAATTGAAGAATCCACATAATGTTCTGAATTTATTGAGTCATTAGCTATCTTAGTTCCATCAACAGCATCTGCATTTATTTTAGCAGTAGTAACTGAATTAGAAGCTAGTTTATCTGCTGTAACATTTGCATCTGTAATTTTAGCAGTTGTAACAGCATTTGTTGCTAGTTTACCAGTAGTAACATTTGCATCAGCAATTTTAACTGTAGTTACATTTGCATCAGTTATTTTTGCAGTTGTAACATTTCCATCTGCAATTTTAGCACTTGTAACATTTGAATTTAAAATTTTTGCAGTTGTAACATTATTATCAGCAATTTTAGCAGTAGTAACTGCATTATCTGCAATATTAGCTGTACCAATAATTTCTGTTGGAATAGATGAGTTAGTTTTTGTAAGTATTGCAAGAAAAACTGATAGAGCTTCATTTGCTAATGATCCACTATCCCATGTTACATTAACAGTTGTGTTTGTAGAAAAAGATGAACTAGCAATTACTCCATATCTAAATGCAGCAGTAGTTCCTAAAAAAATTTTTATTCTTCTACCTGTATGATATTCTGAAGTTACATTAATACCATTAATAGTAAAAGCAGTTCCACTTACATAAGCTGCTGTATAAGCACCTGATCCATCACCAAATTCTACCCATTGTGCATCATTGTAAAAATCTCTAGTGTTCTTCATCAATGCTCTTATTGCATTGTTTAAATTAGAAGGTAACATTCCTTCCGCAGTAGAAATACTATTAAGTGTTGTATTATTAGCTTGTGTTGTTGAGTAATCTTTTATACCTGCCATTTTAATCTCCTAAGAACCAAGCAAATACTTTATTATTTTCTTGATTTTTTTCATTTATTAATGCGTTAATAGCTTCTTCAATTTGTCTTTGAAAAAACTCTTGTGTTTCAAAACTGTATCTAACATTATCTATATCAGTTTTATCTGTCATCTCAAGCCTGATCTTGATGCAACTAAATCTATTCCTTGTGCATCTTTCCAAGCTCCTCCACTTGGTATTTTAACATTAACTTTAACATATCTTCCAGATTGTCTTACTGGATTTATGCCTGTTGAGTTCATACTTGAAACAGTTGATTCTGTAGCACTATCCGCAAGTCTATCTCTAGTTTTTAAAGTAACTGTAGCTGTTGCATCTACTATAGGTCTTACACCTATTATAGACGATCTTGTTCCTGGAAACAACTCTAATTCTGTAGTTTCTATTTCTCCAACATTTTCTGTTCCTGAAAAAATGGCAGCTTTGAAATTGTTATCTATTGCACCAAGTAATAATTGTCCACCAGACCAAAAATCAGTATCTAGTGATATATTAATATTATCTAAGTTTTCTGAAATAATATCCATTAACTCAACTGTATAAGCTCCAACGAATTGAGAAAATATTGTACTAGCATTGGTAGTAGCAGTTGACCATTTTTGAGTAGCATAATTATAAATTAAAACTTTATCACAAATACCAGTAGTATTAGATGTATCAGCAGAAGATGGATATAACCAAATTGCTAATTGATTAAAAGGATCTGTAGCTGCAACTATTCTATCAGAGAATGCTTTGTTTAAATCTAAATCAAAAAATCTATTTACTTTCTCTGCACCTATTGCTGTAACTTGATCTCCATTAACTTCAAAGAATCCATCATCAGCATAAAAGAAAACTCTACGATTATCTTGACATACTGTTCTTCCATATACTGCACCTCTATTAGGTGAAATTACTGATAGTCTAAATACAGTTGCACCACCGACATAATCCATACGAATTATTTGGTTTTGTCTAAATACATAACCAATCTCTCCAGAAGTTATATGAACTATTTGTCCACCTGATCCTGGTAGGTCTTGCAAGTCTGATTGTTTAGTGCCAGATTCCCAAGTTGCAATATCATTAATTCCAGACCATTGTATTCTATTGGATGCACCAACATGATTACCTGTTACTAAAAAATCTCTTACGACACCTGAACATCTAAATACTGGTACAGTTCCTGATGTTCCAATAGTTGAAAGATTTGCAAAAGCAGATGATGTTCCCATTAAATAAAATTGAGCTGGATCTACACCATTACTAACAATTACATAATTACCAAATTGAGTAAAAGTTATATAATCTGTAGAATCTCCTGTTAAAGGAGTTCCACCTACAAAATTAGTTGTTGTTAATCTTGCAGTATCAGAAGATACATTAGTTAAATTTTCTCTACCAACAGTTGCTCTTGTTACTGTTACAACTGCATCTGATACAGTTGCTGAAAAATCAGCATGAGCATTAATAGTATTTTTTAAATTTGTTGCTGTGGTATTATTATTTGTTTCTACTTTAAATAAAAGTCCAGATGCTGTTCCTGCTGTTGAAGTAAATACAATTGTTGATCCATCATTTTTAGATAAAGTAATAGTTTTACCAGCACCAATATTTGCATAATCAGAAACTTTGATTGTACAAGTAGCAAAAGCATTATTTAATACTTTTCCACCTGCTCCTCTTTCTGTAAATGCTCCACCAGTTAATTCATAAAGAGTATCTTGTGTTGCTACAAAATTAAATACAGTATTAGAATTATCTCTAAAAGAACCTGCACCTCTTGAATCTTTAGTAATAGTATTTGTAGAATAATTAACTAATGAAGGAAATCTTTTGTAAGAATTTAAAGCATAGTAAACATTGTTAGCTACATTAGCACCAGGATTATTATGTTCTGGTTGATCTGGTAGCCATTCGCCAAAAGGTATTTGCATTATTTTCCTATTTTTTTAACAGCTTTTTTATGAGCTTTACTAAAACTCATTCCTTGTATCATTTCTTTAAGCATAACACTCATGTGTTTTTTAGTATGATGAGGTGAATGTTTTTTTAGTAGTTTTTTTTCTCTTTTATCTATCATGTTGTTTATCCATTATTATTTGTAATAACTCTTGATCTATCATTAAAAGAACCTGAAACAGATACATCACCTCTTTGTTGTAAGGGTGCGTTTCCATATTGATCTTCTCTATCATTTCTTTCAAGTCTTTCAAGAGATGTTACATATTGTTGTTGCCATTGTTGAACTTGTCTTGGTTCAATACCACCTAAAAAATTAGCAGCATGATATAAAGCACCATATAAATAAATTGAAGGGTGACTTGTTAAAATATAATTTGTTGCAACAGAAGAACTTAAAGGACTAAAAGATTTGTAATAATTTATAACTCCTGTGTAAGAGCTTGAAGGAATTGGAGCAAATCTAAAATTATCACCAAGTATTGTAAATGTTCTTGGCATTCCAGTAGTTGAGCTACCTTTAATTTGATCCATTTGAGCAGGTGTAATATATTGTAAAGAATGTTTAGTTCCACCTTCTAAAATATAAAAATCTCTAACTTGTAAAAAATCTGTTGGTAAAGTTTCTATTTCAGAATCAATAGTAAAAGAAGCATTTGATTCTATCATTCTACCAATTCTTAATTTAGAATTAAAATCTTTTTCAGCTAAAACAATAAAATCTTCAGCTATCTCAGTTGTAAGATCAGTTCTATTTAACCAGTTTGCTATTGATGTTTTTAAATTTGTGTAAGTCGCTAATGCCATTATAA